TGGGTTGTGAGTTTTCAATGACCTGTCAGAACGAAAAGGAAACTTTCAAGGATATCCTTACAAGCGTTGTGGGCGACGAGCTTGACTATGATCTTATCACTACTGTGAATGACAAGATTTCCACGTTCGTTGACCAGAACGCTCACGAGACCGAGACGCCGACCATAGACGAGCATAAGCTCTCGTCTATTCTGTGGGAGGCAGGCGTAAGTCAGGATAAGCTGGAAAAGTTGCATGGTGTGTATGAAAATGCTATGCACGGCAAGGTTTTCAGGGCTGTAAATCTTGTCGAGGACAAGGTAACAATATCGGGCATGGGATTCAAGATGACCGTAGATAACTACCATAAAGGCGACGTGTCCACTGCAATAGGCAAGGTTATATTCGGTGTTGCTGATACGGCTGTTGACGTGAATGGTATCGGTATTAAAATGGACGGTGTTGCTAATGGCTGACCCAATGACCATGTCACGCCTGAAAGCCTACCGCAGGAACGCCTCAGCCATTGAGGACATCAAGGCAGAGCTTTCAGGCAAGTACGTTGCCGACAGTATCAGCGTATGCACTCCGCCGTCCTACACACCACACAGCACACGCATAGACGGCTTTCTGCCAAGCGGTGATACACTTTCATTGCTGTGCGAACAGGCACGGCTAGAGCGTGAGCAGAGTGCTGTGGAGGAGTTTATCAAGGGAATAGAGGACTATCAGACACGGCGAATGTTCGTGCTGAAATTCATCAAGGGTAAGACGTACTTGCAGATAGCTATGCAGGTGAGTGGTGGGAGAATATCTGAGAGCTGTATCAAAATGCGTATACAAAGATATTTGCAAAAAACATGATAAATGTGACGTTTGTGACTTTTCACTATGTTATAATTTATACTGAGGAAAGTGTAGATGTACCTCAGACTTGTACTTTCATTTGTTTTAACCTCTCCAAAATTTTTTTTACACAAAGCCCTTTCGAGGGCTTATGCAGAACGTGAGTGCATGAACTTGCGGTCTGCCCATACGGTCAGTTGGTTTCCCGTAAAAGCCAACGCATAATATTTGAACCGCCGCCAAGCCGTGAACTATATTCTAGAGCTTCGGGCGGTGTATGCAGGTCGAGAGCGTGCCAGCTCAACATCTGCTCCACCATTTACAAAAAACTCCTTAAATTATTTTCACGAAGGCGGCTGCATTTTGCGGTCGCTTTTGCGTTGAGAAGGTGACCTTATGCCAATATCAAGACCAGACCGAAGCGGTTCACACCAACAGCAGTTCCGTATCAACAAGAAGAAGATATACGCTACCCAAACAGTTTGCGGTATCTGCGGTAAGCCTGTTGATTTTTCATTGAAATATCCGCACCCACTGTCAGCTTGCATAGATCATATCATACCCATTGCCAAAGGCGGTCATCCTTCGGACATTTCAAACTTGCAGTTGGCACATTGGTGTTGTAATCGTCAGAAATCTGACAAATTGGTGGAAAAACAGGTGTTTGACCAGTCTCTCGACCTGATTTCCAACCGAATTTTACCACAATGCTACGATTGGAAGAATTTTTAACAAATTATTGACAATATGGGGGGTATGCCCCCTTTTGAGGTCAAAAAGGACCTTCACCGCCGCACTGCTTATATTTCTCGCAGAGTTGAAATAATTGGAAAGGATATACAAGATGAGCGAATACAAAGGCATGGCATATTTGAAAAAGAAGCTTTCCTCAAAGGCTTCGAGGGTCAATGTGCGCTATGACTACTATCACATGAAGAACGGCCTTACTGACATGGGCAAAATGATACCGCCAAGCTATAACTGGATGCGTCCTGTACTAGGCTGGTGTGCGAAGGCTGTTGATACCCTTGCAGACAGAATAGTATTTGACAGCTTTGAGGACAACACTTTCTATGTCAACGAGATATTTGACAACAATAATCGTGACGTGTTCTTTGATTCTGCTATTCTCTCAGCGCTGGTGTCCTCCTGCTGCTTTGTATATATATCGGCTGATGAAACAGGCTATCCACGCTTGCAAGTCATTGACGGCAGTAATGCTACTGGCATTATCGACCCTATCACGAATATGCTCCGTGAGGGCTATGCAGTGCTTGACAGGGATAGCAATTTCAACCCCACCATCGAAGCCTACTTCACCGCCGAACAGACAGAGATATACCGTAGAGGCTATGATGTTGAGATCTATGACAATCCTGCACCTTACCCTCTGCTTGTGCCTATCATATACCGCCCTGATGCAGTTCGTCCTTTCGGTCACAGCAGGATATCAAGGGCGTGCATGGAGCTTGTGCAGGAGGCTATGAGAACGCTCAGGCGGTCGGAAGTATCAGCCGAGTTTTACAGTTTCCCACAAAAATATATACTCGGTCTTTCAGATGATGCCGAGAAAATGGAGAAAATGGACAAATGGGGTGCAACAATGTCTTCTCTGCTGACTATCACCAAAGATGATGACGGCGGTAATCCTACTGTCGGACAGTTTCAGCAGCAGTCCATGTCGCCATACTCTGAGCAACTTAAATCTATAGCTTCACTGTTCGCCGGAGAAACAGGGCTGACCCTTGACGACTTGGGTTTCGCAACATCCAACCCTGCCAGCTGTGAAGCGATCAGAGCGGCACACGAAAATCTCAGGCTTACCGCACGCAAGGCGCAGAGAACGTTTGGCAGTGGTTTCCTTAACGTGGCTTATCTTGCCGCCTGCGTTCGTGATAACACGGCCTATATGCGCTATGCTTTCAGTGACATCAAACCGCAGTGGCTTCCTATTTTTGAACCTGATTCTGCCGCACTCTCAGGCGTGGGTGACGCTATCTTGAAGATAAATCAGGCTGTTCCTGACTATCTGGGTGCAAAGGGTATCCGTCAGCTCACAGGCATAGAGGGTGAAAACAATGGCTGATATCGGTGCAGAACTGCTTGGAAAAATTCGTGCCGAGTTTCAAAATTCGTGCAAGGCCGACAAGTACATTCAATCTGTCTTGAAGAAAATAGAGGGCGGCACTGCAAAAATGGAAGAAGTCGCCCTGCTATCGAAACAGCTCGGATTTAGAGTCTCTCAGGCTATCGGTGCGCACGTCAACGTAGCGGCATTACCTGATGGCAAGATGTACTACAACATTGCCGATACCATACTCACGGGCGTGCTCAAGGACAACTACGATGTTATAAACTCCGCTGCCGCAGAATGCCAAAAGGCACTTGACAGAGCAGCAGGCATAAACATCACACCTCAGCAGGCTGCTTTCCCTACCGAACGTATACAGGCGGTAGTCAATGCGGCTTCTGTACCGGATATTGCAGAAGAAGTGATGATACGGCGAATGACAGCTCCGGCGCAGAACATCACCGAGAGTTTTTACAACGATTATGTTCAAAAAAACGTGAAGTTTCGTTCTGATGCAGGACTGGACTGCTACATCATTCGCAACGATCACGGCGGCTGCTGTAAGTGGTGTTCAAAACTTGCAGGTAAATATCACTATCCCGAAGATGTCCCAAAAGACGTTTATTGCAGGCATGATAACTGCGGCTGTACTGTTACATACCTCAACGGCAGAAAGGCACAAGACGTGTGGAGCAAGACCAAGTGGAACGTTTCTGACGATGAACTTGAACGTATGAAAAAAGCTGGGGTCAGAGAGCCTGTCAGACTTGTTGACAAGTCAGGCAAAAGTGGTATACTGAAGAGAGTAGAAGAAACAAATAATTATGATGAACTTGAAAAATATTTGAGCAGCAAATACAACATTACAACCGATGACAGCGTAAAGCAGCTTGATTTTAAAACTGTTCGTGAAACTTTAAAAGGTATCGAAAGTGTATTTGACGATTTCCCAGAACTTAGTGATAATATAAAGAAAATAGGTACTGGTAAACATGGAGTTATGTGCTGCTCAGGTGAAGAGATCAAGTTTAATCCGAAATACTATAAAGACGTATCCGAATTTAAAAAGATGTGTGAAAATTCTTCTGCAAAAGGTTGGTGGCCGCCAAACAGTTCACCTGCGTCGATCGGCGTTCATGAAACAGGTCATGCAGTTGAATGGCTATTGCTTTCAAAAAGTAATTTTGATTATCCGTGGCAAAAATTATATGCTTGGAATCGTGGAGATATGTCAGGCGGTATAGTATCTAAAGCCGTTAAGAACATCAAAAAGATATCGTATGGAAAAGGCAAAAAGCAGTTTGAATTGATGAGCGCAGTTTCGAGATATGGAGCAACTAAAAAGCAAGAATGCTTTGCGGAGGCATTTGCTGACTGTTTTTCTAATGGTGAATCGGCAAATCCGCTTTCACAAGAAATAGTCAAGCTAGCTAAAGAAAAATATATTAGTTTAAAAGGAACGTGATAATATGAGAGAGATGCCAATATGGTTGGACTATGCGGAATTTGATGATGACGGATTATGCGGCATATCCCCAAATGCACCGGACGAAGTAAAGAAAGCTTACGAGGATTATTTAGCTGAAGAAGAAGAGGCTAAATCAGAAGGCATAAAAATTTAATAATTTTTACCGCTCCGCTACGGCGAGGCGGTATTTTTATACCCAAAATCAGAAAGGAAGGATATTATGGCACTTGACCGAGATACAATATGGCAGCTGCGGAGAGCTAAGAGTGATATTGAGAACATCAGAACTGAAATTCAGAAGATAAAGGATAATGCTGATTATGTTGCGGCACTGATACGCTGTGAAAGGTCATTGAGTATAGTTTTATCCAATGCTGAAAAGGTCAAATCGGCAAAGTAAATATCAAACCAAGCACCCGTTAAGGTGCTTGGTTTAGTATCCGAAAAAGGAGGTAATCCACTATTGAGGATAAGAGAGTCGGCAGGCAGACCCCCACCATATCGGTAGTGTTGCCATATGAGCAGACCAAAGGCAATGAGGCTATCGCAATGTACAACAAATCGGGGCGCACTGCACAGGAATGGCAGGAGTTAATGCTTTATGACATCATGGCGGTGGACGATGAGGGATTGTGGAAGCACATGAAGTTCGGCTGGTCGATACCAAGACGTAACGGCAAGTCAGAGCTGCTTATCATGCGTGCAATCTATGGTCTGCAAAATGGCGAGCGTGTTCTTTACACCGCCCACAGGACAACAACGTCACATTCGGCGTGGGAGAAGATCATAGACCTTATCACAAAAATGGGCTTTCTTGAAAAAGAGGACTTCAAGACTACAAAACAGTTTGGTCTTGAACGTATCGAGTGGCTAAAAGGCGACGGTCTCATCAATTTCCGAACACGTTCTTCAAAGGGAGGACTTGGTGAGGGCTATGACCTGCTTATCATTGACGAGGCACAGGAATACACCACCGACCAAGAAACAGCCCTAAAATATGTCGTTACAGACAGCAGAAATCCTCAGACATTGATGTGTGGAACACCTCCAACAATGGTGTCTGCCGGCACAGTTTTCACCAAATACCGGCAGAAGACGATATCGGGGAAAGGTGGCGATGACGGCTGGGCTGAATGGTCCGTGCCAAAGCTCACAAACGCACATGACCCCGAGCTGTGGTATGCCACTAACCCGTCTTTAGGCACTATCCTCACCGAGCGTAAGATACGCTCGGAACTTGGCGACCCAAAAGACGACCAGGTTGACGATAACATCCAGCGTTTAGGCTTGTGGCTCACCTATAACCAAAAGTCGGCTATAAGCAAAGGAGAGTGGCAGGCACTTTGTATCACTGGCAAGCCCGATATCAGCAGAGAGCTGTTTTTCGGCATTAAGTATGCAAAGGTCACGGATAACGTATCTTTGGCTGTCGCTGCAAAGACAGCAGACGGCAAGATTTTTGTCGAGGCTATCGACTGCCGCCCTGTAAGAGAGGGAAACGGCTGGATAATCGCATATCTGCGCAATCCGCATATGCGTGAAACCGTCATTGACGGAGCGAACGGACAGTCTTTGCTTGCAGCAGATATGAAGAATGCAGGTATCAAGCGCAAGCCTATCCTGCCGAAAGTCGCTGATGTGATCACTTCGTCAGCAGGCTTTGAGCGAGGAGTATTCGCACAGAATATTTGTCATGCTGACCAACCTTCCCTTGAACAGGTCATCGCCAACTGTGAACACAGAGCGATAAGCTCAGGCGGAGGTTTTGGCTATACCTCCATTCTTGAAGGTGCTGACATATCACTGCTTGAGGCGGTGGTGCTTGCTCACTGGGCGTGCGCAAATTCATCGGACAAGAAGAAAGTACAGAAAATAAGCTGGTAACAGTTTATTATATATCACCTACACCGCAGGGTAAAGCGGGGAAAGGAAACACTATGGCAGAATTTGAAGCTATAACAACACAGGAAGCCTTCGACAATGCGATAAAGGCAAGGCTCGACCGCAACACGGACACAGTCAAGAAACAGTTTGAGGGTTACATTTCCCCTGACGATTTCAAGACGAAGACAGCCGACCTTAACGGTAAGATCACCGACCTTACAGGCAAGCTTGCGGAAAAGGATACAGCTATCGCAGCCCTCACGGCTAAGAACAAGGCATACGAGACCAGCTCGGTAAAAATGAGAATTGCCCATGAAAACGGTATCCCATATGAGCTTGCGAACAAGCTTTCAGGAGACACAGAAGAAGATATCAAGAAGGACGCTGAAACATTTGCAAAGTTTATCGGCAAGAAGCAGACAGCCCCTCTTGGTCACACAGAACACAATCACGCAGACGGCAAGAATGCGGCATATAAGTCGCTGCTTGCAGGTCTTATAAAGTAAAGAAAGGAAGTAATTTTATGGCAGACGTAATTTCAAAGGGTACACTTTTCGACCCGGTACTCGTTAAGGAGCTTTTCGACAAGGTAAAGGGCAAGTCATCCCTTGCCGCACTTTGCGCTCAGACACCTATCCCCTTCAACGGTCAGAAGGAGTTCATCTTCACTATGGACGATGAGGTAGACCTTGTGGCTGAGAACGGCAAAAAGACAAGAGGTAGCGCTGCCCTTGAACCTGTGAAGATAATCCCTCTCAAGGTAGAATACGGCGCAAGAATTTCAGACGAGTTTCTTTACGCCAGCGATGAGGAGCAGATCAATATCCTCAGAAACTTCTCAGACGGCTTTGCGAAGAAGGTCGCAAGAGGTCTTGACATCATGGCTTTTCACGGAGTTAACCCGAGAGCAAAGACAGCTTCGGCGCTTATCGGCACGAACCATTTTGACAACGGCGTAACTGTGATAAAGCAGGACAGCACGTCACCAAAGACTCCTGACGCTCTTATCGAGGAGGCTATCGCTGCAGTGCAGGACAACGAATATGATATTTCAGGTCTTACAATGGCTCCGCCGTTTAGAGCTGACCTTGCGAAAATGGTGGATACAAGCGGCAGAAAGATTTATCCTGACCTTGCTTGGGGCAATGCACCGACTTCTATGAACGGCATTCAGACCGTGACAAACAATACAGTTTCATTCAACTCCAGCAAAGATCTTGCGATCGTTGGCGACTTTGAAACGGCGTTCAAGTGGGGCTACTCAAAGGAAATTCCGCTTAAAGTCATCGAGTATGGTGACCCTGACAACAGCGGACAGGATCTCCAGGGTTACAATCAGGTATACATCAGAGCGGAGACATATCTCGGCTGGGGCATTCTCGACAAGTCCGCATTTGCTGTCATTCAGTCAGCTGCTAAGTAAGGGGGCGGCATAAATGGCGGCAGAGTACGCAACTATCGAGGACGTTATAAGGCTCGGTCGAAAGCTCACGACTGAGGAGCAGGAAAAGGCGGCGGCTCTGCTGCCTGTCGCCTGCGCAAAGCTTTCGACTGCCTGCAAGAAGTATGGCAAAGATCTTGACATTATGATAGCTGATGAACCTGACGTTGAACTTGTGGCAAAAGATATCATAGTTCGTGCCACGCTGAGAGCTGTAGACACCATTGCGGACAGCTCTCCTGCGACTTCGCAGGCTTCACAATCGGCTATGGGCTACTCAGTATCAATGACATATCTCAACGCAGGACAGCAGCTGTATTTCCTCAGAAACGAGCTGAAAGAACTGGGCGTTATGCGGCAGAGATACGGAGCTATGGAGGTATATGACGTATGAGACTGAATATCAAGGGCATACCTGTTAAGCTGTCTGTAAAAACGCAGACAGGCGTTGACGGGTTCAACAGACCGATATACGAAACTTCGCAGGAGGTTGTCGAAAACGTGCTTGTGGGCGAGCCTTCCGCAGAGGACGTTGTGAACGAGATCAACCTGTCAGGCAAACGCATAGCTTATGTGCTTGCTATCCCGAAAGGCGACACGCACATATGGGAGAATACAGAAGTTGAGTTCTGGGGAATGACGTTCAAAACTGTGGGTATCCCTACACAGGGCATTGACGATAATATCCCCCTTGAATGGAACAAGAAAGTTAAGGTGGAACGCTATGAGCAAAGTTAAGATAGAGCTTGACCACAACGCAGTTGCGGCGTTTCTCTGTTCTGAACCTGTTGAAAGCATGGTCAAGGGCTATGCTGACAGAGCCGTTCAACGTCTTGGCGCGGGGCATAAAGCGTATACTATCACATGGACAAGATACCCAAAAATGCGCCGTAAGGTTGCTATCGTCAAAGCTAAGACAAAGAAGGCTCAGCGTGCTAATCTTAGAAATAACACACTTTTGAAGGCGGTGCTTGGCAAGTGATAGAAAAAATAATTCTTGACTGGCTGGGGGCAAAGCTTGACGTTCCTGTTTATCTTGAAGAACCTAAAAACCCACCAAAAGAGTATGTGCTTATTGACAAGCTAGGCTCGGCAGAGAATGATTTTATCACATCTGCCACCATAGCCGTTCAGAGCTACTCAGCGAGCCTATACGTGGCGGCAGAACTTAGCACAAAAGTTAAAAAGGCCATGTCTGAAAGCGTGTCACGGGGCGATATATGCCGCTGTGTGTGCACATCAGACTACAACTATACAGACACAGAAACAAAACGATATCGCTATCAGGCGGTATTCGATGTAACCTACTACGACGAGGAGTGATAATACTATGGCAAACAACAAAGATAACGTATCAACAGGCAAGCCAAAGGTAGGCGGAGCGGTTTTCACAGCGATCACGGGATCTACACTGCCGACAGATGCAACAACAGCACTTGACGCAGCGTTCAAGAGTTTGGGCTACTGCTCAGAGGACGGTGTAACAAACAGTTCGGGCATTTCTACCGAGAATATAAAGGCCTGGGGCGGAGATATCGTTGACACACCGCAGACAGAAAAAACGGACACTTTCAAGGTCAAACTGATAGAGTGTACCAATACAGATGTGCTGAAAACTGTCTACAATGGCAGCAACGTTTCGGGCGACCTTGACACTGGCCTGACTATCAAGGTAAACAGTGCCGAGCATGAAGATCAGGCGTTCGTATTTGATATGATACTGAAAAACAACGTACTGAAAAGAGTGGTCGTTCCGTTCGGCAAGGTGACGGAGATATCAGACATCACCTATAAGGACAACGAGGCTATCGGCTATGAGCTGACTATCACAGCCACACCTGATGAAAACGGCAACACACACTATGAATACATGAAGAAAGGGGAATAACCTATGCTGACAGGTAAGACAGAGAGTGGTTTTGAGTTTGAAATAGAGGAGAAGACCCTTGACGACTATGAGTTTATCGAAGCTGTCGGTAAGTGTGAACAGGGCGACCCCCTTGCATATGTCAAGGTAGTTGACGCCGCTCTTGGAAGCAAGAAAGAAAAAGCTTTCGAGAAGATAAGAGAAAAGTGCGGCTATGTATCGGCTAAAGAGATAACAAAGCTTATCGTGGAGATCTTCCAAACACCTAAGACAAAAAACTCCTAGTCCTTGCCGCTGTCATGGAGCGCTATCCTGATGAGCTTGACTGCGATATGGCGCAGTATTATCACATATACGATTACAAGTCGCTGCCTGCACGAAAGGTGGCGACTTTTCTTTGTGGCCTTGACAGCAGTTCACGGGTCAAGCGCAAGCTCAACGGCGTTGGCGGTTCGTTCCCTGAAATACTGCTTGCACTGATATTTGACCGCCTGCAATGGCTTTGTTGGTCGCAGACAAAGGACGGGCAAAAGGGCGTGAACAGACCGCAGTCCATAGCTGAAAAGCTTATAGGCAAGAATGACAGCGACAGCGAGATAACAGCGTTCCAAAGCGGCGAGGATTATGAGAAGGCAAGAAGAAAAATCTTAGGAAAGGAGGACTAACATGGCAGAAGAAAACGGCACACAGCTGGGCAAAGCATATGTGCAGATAGTTCCGTCTATGCAAGGGCTTGCGTCAGAGCTGAGAAGAGCGTTCGGGGATAGTATGCCCGATGGTCACAGGTTTGGAAGCTCTCTTGGCAGCAAGGTCGTTTCAGGTTTTGGAAGCACTATCAAAAAGGGCTTTGCACTTGCCGCAAAAGCTGGTATAGCAACTATATCGGCAGCAAGCGCAGGCATAGGCGCTATAGTCAAAAGCTCTGCGAGCGCATATGCGGACTATGAGCAGAACATAGGCGGCGTTGAAACACTTTTCAAGGACAACGCTGATACTATCGTAAAGTACGCCAGTGAGGCATACAAGACCGCAGGAATCTCCGCTAATGACTATATGCAGAACGTCACAAGCTTTTCTGCTTCACTTCTGCAAGGCTTGGGTGGTGATACTGCACAGGCTGCTGAGATAGCCAATGAAGCAATGGTGGATATGTCGGACAACGCTAACAAAATGGGTACTGACATATCATCTATTCAAAACGCTTATCAGGGCTTTGCAAAGCAGAACTATACCATGCTCGATAACTTAAAACTGGGCTATGGCGGTACACAGGCGGAAATGGCAAGGCTCATTAATGATTCTGGTGTGCTTGGGGATTCGATAAAGGTCGATGAAAAGACCGTCAACAGCGTGTCATTTGACAAAATGATAGAGGCTATCCACAAGGTACAGACCGAACTTGACATCACAGGTACAACTTCAAAAGAAGCGGCAACAACAGTTTCCGGTTCTCTTGGTTCTGTGAAAGCAGCGTGGGCAAACCTTATGGCAGGAATGGGTGACAAAAACGCTGACCTGAAAAATCTTATCAAAGAAATGGTAAGCACAGTAAAGACCTTTGCAAAGAACATTATGCCTGTCATAAAGCAGGCTCTTTCAGGGGTCACAACGCTCATAAGTGAGCTTGCACCTGACATAGCAGCCGAGCTTCCACAGCTTGTGAGCGACCTGCTTCCTCAGCTTATAGAAGCAGGCACGCAGATATTTCAGGCGCTTGTAAAAGGCATTTCCGATAATATCGGTACGATAACGCAGGCGGCCATAACAGCCATTACAACTATCGCAACAGCTCTTATACAGAACACAGGTCCTCTTGTACAGTCGTTGGCAACGATCATAACCACTATAGCACAGGCTTTGCCGACGATTTTACCAGATCTTATCAATGCTATTGTTGAACAGATACCCACGGTTATACAGGCTGTTATAGATTGTATGCCTGCAATAATTGACGGAACGATTCAGATAGTGACTGCTATAGCTGAGGCTCTTGTTGATAACATAGACCTTATCATAGACGGCGCAGTGCAGATCATAGATGCACTTACAATGTCACTTTCAGATAGTGATACGGCGGCAAAGCTTGCTCAATCGGCACTTGAAATCATCGGCACGCTTACAATGGAGCTTTTGAAAAATCTCCCTGATATCCTTGCCGACGGTATCCTTATAGCGGTCGAACTCATCAAGGGCATCGCACAAGGTATGGTGGACTACTTTGCACCTGTTTCAGACGCTTTGTCTGATATGCTTATTGACCTTACAGACTGGTTTTCACGCAAGTGGAACGATTTCAAAGAATGGGGTTCAGATATGATACAGGCGTTTATAGACGGCATAAAAGAGAAATGGCAGAGTCTTAAAGACACTGTATGTGACGTAGCTTCAAGCGTTAAGGACTTTCTTGGCTTTTCTGAACCTGACAAGGGTCCTCTTTCAAATTTCCACACTTTTGCACCTGATATGATGGATTTGTTTGCAAAGGGCATAGCAGACAATGAGGACACTATCACAATGCAGTTCAACAGGTCTCTGCAACCGCTTATGGATACGGATATCATACCGCCAAGCTTTTCGGCACTCCCCGAAAAGAGTGTGAATAACGGCGGTAATGATACAATGAACAAGATCATCGCCCTCCTAGAAACCTACTTTCCACAGCTTGCGCAGCAAGGAAATATTTATCTTGACGGCGACAAGATAACTTCAAAGGTGGACGGAAAACTAGGTGAGAGGGTCACAAGCAACGAAAGGAGGCTTGCAAGTGTCTAGTGAATATATAGAATTTGGTGGTAAGAAGTCCACCGATTTCTATTTGGTTATCCAAAAGGACGGCGTTCAAATATCTCAGCCGGAGGAAAACAGAATAGAAGCCACTTTGCCATTTATGAACGGCTTTTATGATTTTTCAAAAATGGCAGGAGAAAGGACGTACAAACAGCGTGATATCACGATAAAATTCAGCCTTTCTGCAAAAGATGAAAACGAACTTTACCGCAGAAAATGTGATGTTGTCCGCTGGCTCAGTGGAGCAAAGGGTGAGCTGAGGATAAGCTTTCTGACAGACTATCACTTTGTGGGGGCAACGGCTGTGTTTGATACCTCTGCATTTGAGTTCACTTCACGGCGCACCGCTGATCTGACAGTGAACTTCAAAACGTATCCTTTTCTGCGTTCTGATGATTATTCAGATATCGGCTTTGACGACTTCAACTTTGAAACCGACTATCTGAATTTGACGGATATATCACTGACAGCGGTCAAACAGACACGATACGCCCCTCCTGCGACCTTGAAAATCTACTCATATGCTGATAGACCCATACGCCCACGTCTTTCTTATAAGCGCTCAGAGGACGATGCAAAGAGTGTGGGCTTCACCTATTTTGCACTCAACGACCAAGAAATAAGTGCAAGTGTATACCGCAACACGGAGAAAGAATTTGACCTTGACGAGCTGATTTTACAGCCTGGTGTGAATACTCTTGCGGCTTATGGCTTCGGCACACTGACACTCAAGCTTTATGAGGAGGCACTCTGATGTTCATAGTAACGATAACAAACGGAGCTGAAAACACTATCATACACAGCGACGGCACAGACCGCATATCGGGTGGCAAGATAGCGAAGGCTATCAATGCCGTTGACAGTTTCACGTTTACCATATATCCGAACAATGCAGGCTATGACCTCTTGAAACCGCTTACAACGGCTGTCAAGGTCTATGATGAAAGCACTGACAAGGATATTTTTATAGGCAGGGTCTTGAAGTGTCCTGACAGCATGGACGAGAGAGGTCTGATATGCCGCAAAGTCACCTGCGAGGGGCGTTTAGGTTGGCTTTATGACAGCGTTCAGCCGTATGTTGAATACAAAATGGTAGGTATATCAACAGTACTTTCTTCGTTCCTCTCTAAACACAATGCACAGGTGGGCGCAGATAAGCGTATAGAGCTGGGACAGGTCACTGTTACGGCAAGCAACAACTACACATATACTGCAAATTGGGACAAGACAATGAACGTCATTGCCGACAAGCTTATAGGAAAATTCGGTGGTGAGATACAGCTTCGTGATAAAGACGGCAAGGTATATCTTGACTATTTGGAGAACATAGGACACGGCACAGATACCACCATAGAGTTTGCGGTCAACCTTAAAACCATATCACGGGAAGTCGATGAAACGGCGGTCATAACACGTCTTTACCCTCTCGGCGCAAAGCTTACAGACAGCGAAAAGCGGTTGACTATCGGCACTGTAAACGGCGGCAAGGACTACATAGAAGACAGTTCTTTGGTCGCAAAGTACGGCGTTATAAGCGGTACGCAGATATGGGATGACGTTACCCTTGCGAGCAATCTTCTCGGCAAGGGTAAGGAGTATCTTAAATCTGTTAATCGTGCGAAAGTGCAGTATCAGATAACAGCACTTGACCTCTCGAGAATAGACAAGCACATTGAGCAGTTTGAACTCGGCTGTTGGTACAGAGTAAAAAATAGCCTTATGGGCATAGACGAGGATTTGCGCATTGTGGGTATATCCATAGACCTTGACAATCCGCAGGCTTCACAGTTGACCTTCGGTGACCGATTTGAAACCCTTTCGGGCTTTATGACAGCGAAAACACAGAGCCTGCAATCGGCTATAGACAACTCTGAGTTCAGAAACAGACAGGCGATAGACAGCAAGATAGAGAATGCGACTAAACTTATCACAGGTGCAGAGGGTGGACACGTCATTCTTGACCCGTCCGAGAAGCCAGAGCGTATTCTGATTATGGACACGGCTGACATTAATACTTGCAAGGCTTGTATCCAACTGAACAAAAACGGGTTAGGTTTTTGGAAGTCCTCAGACGGTGGGTCGGCTAAAACTGGGCCATACACAAACGCATGGACCATTGATGGAAACCTTGTTGCAAGCTTTATCACGGCGCTGACCTTAACAGGTTTGAAGATAAATAACGGCTCAGGTACCTTTTCGGTATCTGAGGACGGAACAGTTATTGCCAATAGGCTGTTGTCAAAATCAGCAACTATCACAGGTGGAACGATAAATATAAAAACGTCTAGTCAAAATACCAGTGTTATCCAGCTATCCCATAACGAATGGACATTGAAGGTCAGTCCGCTGGAGATACGCATTGACAACAGCACAATCGGTGGTCATATCGTCCTGCAGGCTGGCGCTATGTCAGGCTATTGGAATAACGAATTAAAATTTTCACTAGACACAAACAGCGGTAACATATCAACATATACAGACAGCGGCAAAAAGGTATTTACAGTTGATACCAATAACAGGGCGATGTACCTATACAACGAAAATGAAAAAACCGCAGTGCAGTGCTACGGCGAAACAGGTGATATCATGTGCAACAGTATCACTACAAAAAACCACACACTAGACTAGGAGGGATAAAATGGCAAATAATATTGATTTGGCGGCAGCAATCGAAACTGTCCGAAACGCATTTTACGGCCGTGATGTCCGGCAGGCGTTGGTGGACGCACTGACGGCAACAGAACAGGCAGTAAATGACCTAAACCAGAACAAAATTAAAAGTGGTACAATTGAATACACACTGGAAAAGGCAGCTTCAAGCGTGCAGATACCACTAAATTTGGATTTTGTGCCGAAGCAGATATGCGTGTCGCTGAGGGATATCGGCACACCTAGCCCATTTCAGAACTACTGCACCCATGTGCAGGTGTACAAGGGTGCATATTTTGCAGTGGTCTGCATGGGTCCTAGCAATGGCGCAGTGACCGTCAATGTGCCTGCAGGAACGTATAGCATTGACTACATAGCAATCGTATAGGGGGTGCAGAAATGGTAATCAGACTAGACGAAAATTACAACGCAATGACATCAACAGCCCTTTTGGGCTACGTTGGTGAAACAAATGCAAGACCCGTGTCTGTCGAGGGCATGGAGATAGACGGCGCAGACCGCTATGTGTTGACTATCGACTACGGCGATGGCGTTCAGTACGAGGTCGATATCACAGGCGGACAGTGGACACCTACGTCTGATATACTGCGTTCAGCGCAGACAGTCAGCTGCCAAATATGTGCGAAAAAACTGTCAGGCGACGAGTATATTTTAGTTAAAAAATCACGCATATTCCGCCTGAGAATAGGTGCGGCAATAAGCGATACAGCTATCCCGTCACCTGATGTGGCTATGGACGCACTAGATAAGATAGACGCCATAGGCAGACAGGCGCACGCAGATATGCAGACAGCCGTCACCGCCGCAGAAACGGCGACAACAATGGCAAATAACACCGCTAAATCTGCCACAGCCGCAGAGAAATCAGCCGACACGGCAACGCAGGCGGCTGAACGTGCTGAAACCGCACAGGCATCTGCAGAAACGTCCGCTACACAGGCAGAAACCGCCAAGCAGGGCGCAGAAACCGCACGTCAGCAGGCGGTCACAGCACAGAACGCCGCTAAGATATCCGCAGCGCAGGCATCAACAGCAGCACAGCAGACAGAGGCTGATAAGACAATAACGGCAGGCTACGCTAAAACTGCTAAGACCAATGCTGACAGCACTACAGCAGACAGACAGGCGGTGCAGACGTTGGCAGAACAGGTGACAGCCGATAAGGCTACAGTGGCAGACCATGCCGCTAAGGTTGCAGAGGACAGAACAGCCGCTGAAACTGCTGCACAGACAGCACAGGCGGTGGCTGACAGTCTGCCTGAGGACTACACTACAGCTGTCGGAAAGATAGATGAAAATACGGCTGAGATTTCTGCGGTAAAGCTGACGGACAAGGAACTGCAAAGACGTGTAAATGCGTTATACGATATGGGCAATGGTGTGACACACCAGTTTGAAACGGACAGTGATACGGCATATCAGAAATCAGTGCCTACAGGTGGTAAGCTGATGTCGGTGAAGTCAGTGGGTGGCAGGTCAATTGTGTGGAATCAGGTGATACCTGACGACATAATTCATGTCGCAATAACAATTGATGAAGATATTGCCGAAGAAAAATGGCTGAAACAAATTGTTGCCGATACGTCACCTATCGCACAGGCAATCGGTCATAAAGTGGCAGGAAAGTGCATTAGGGATATAAACAATCCTAGTTCCTATGTGACGGTACGTTTTGGAAATAACAATGTAAATGTGTCAAATGGTAGCGAACGTTACACCACTACAGAAAATGGTATATATACACTATCATCGGGAGTAGGCAACCCACCACCGCTATATTTTCGTGCATTCGCAGGCGCAACCGCAGGCACATACAAATTTACACTGCAATTGTTTGACCTCACCGCCATGTTCGGTTCAGGAACTGAACCTAGCACAGTGGAAGAATTTGAGAAAATATTCCCAGCCGATTATTATCCATATAATGCTGGTGAGATTGTTAGTGCTGGGGTGACAGAGGTCGCTGTGGGTGATACCGCCTGCCCTATACCCGAAGCAATCCGCAATCTGCCTGGCTACGGCTGGTCAGCAGGAACGGCACGAAACTATGTGGACTATGAAAACAAGAAATATGTTCAATGTGTCGGCAGCGTTGACTTAGGGGCTCTGAATTGGGGAATTAATACGACTTCCACTGTTGGAAATCATTTCTACGCACCTGCGAAACATCTCAATTTTAAATATCTAGGTGCATTTGGAACAACCATTTATAATGCATTGTGCAGTAAATATAGAACAGTTGCGAGAAGTTCCAATGTATTTGTCGATAAAACACTCGCAATAGACGGAGTTACCGTAGTTTCACAGATTCAGGTCAAAGACACCGCCTATACCGATGCCGCCGCATTCAAACAGGCAATGCAGGGTGTTATGTTATATTACGAATTGGAAACCCCTATCGTCACCGATATTTCTGACCTGCTAACAGATGATTTTCTGCGAAACATTGATGTTGAGGCAGGGGGTTCAGTGACATTCAAAAACAGCAATGGTGACGATTATAGAATACCCGTTCCGTCAGAAGAAGAGTATATCGTGAAGCTGAGTGAAGTGGGAGGTA